ATCAAGTCCAAGAAGTCTAGCCCTTCTTTCCATCAGGCGAACAATCGTGTTAATAGAAGCGTTATCGCCTTTCATGGCTTTAGGCCAAAGTGCTAGTTGAAGTCTGTCTATACGATCTAATTCTTGTTCCCGTAGTTCATCTGCGGGTTGTTGCTGAGTACGCTTGATAGCCCGCTTGTATGCGGCGTAAGCGCCTACATGGGTTGCGTAGCCTGTTTCCTCGGCAATCCTCTGCCAAGTCAATCCTGCCCGGCGAAGCTCTAAGACTTTGATCTCTTTATCTACCAACTCGGGTTCTGGAACTGCACTGTTATTAGCCATAGTGTTAATTACTTACAGTAACAAGCTCAGCCTTTAGCCCTGTAAGGTTCTCCCATCGGGTCACAATAACATCACAGTATTTAGGGTCTAGCTCTATTAGCCTAGCCACGCGCTTTGTCTGCTCACACGCGATAAGGGTAGATCCTGAGCCACCGAAGGCATCTAGGACTAATTGACCGGCAAGGCTAGAGTTCTGAATAGCGCGTTCGATAAGTTCGACTGGCTTCATCGTAGGGTGTTCCTTGTTGGCCTTTGGGCGCTTTATTTCCCAAATAGTGTCTTGTTTGCGGTCTGGCGGGGTCTGATGCGCCGCTCCCGGTGTCCAGCCATAGAAGATAGATTCGTGGCGGTAGTGATAGTCGGCGCGGCCCATAACAAGGGTGTCCTTAACCCATACAAGGGTGTGCCGCCATACATCTAATTCTGATAAAGGAATGCTAAAGGCTTGGAATAGGTTGCCCGAAGGCGCGGCTACATACCAACAAGCGCCGGGCTTTGTGGCGGTAAAAATAGCGTTAAAGGCTGAGCGTAAGAAATCTTCTAGTTCGGCAAGATTGAGCGTGTCGTTTTCAATAGTAAGCGCATCTTTGGTCTTGCCCACATAACTAACACCGTATGGCGGGTCAGTCCAAACTAGATCAACCTTCTCCTCGCCCAAAAGTTTATCAAAGACGGTCACATCGGTAGAGTCACCGCAGACTAAGCGATGCTTTCCTAGTTGCCACACATCTCCTAGTTTGGTTTTAGGCTCTGCCGGGGCTTCGGGTACATCATCTTCGTCAATAGGTGCGGTCTCGACAACCTGTGGCATCTCAAAGCCTAGTTCAGCAATATCCCACTCGGCATCTACAAGTTCTAGTAGTTGCTTGGCAAGTTCGCCTTCATCCCACTCAGCCAATTCAGCCGTTCTGTTATCGGCGAGCGCGTAGGCTTTAGCGGTCTCGTCATCCCAATCATCGGGTACTTCAGCAACATCAATCTCTGTCCAGCCTAGGGATTTAGCGGCCTCTAGCGTTCCATTGCCGGCGAGAATAACGCCACGATGGACAACGATAGGTTTCCGCTGACCAAACTTCTCTAAAGAAGCAGCGATAGCATCTAGGTTGCGCTGAGAGTGCTTTCGGGCGTTTCTAGGGTCTAGAGATAGTTCTGTTATGGATATTTTCACGGTTGCCTCCCGTTATTGAAAGTCTTGCATCGAGTAAATCATCTACGCTTGAAAGATACGATTGCCTCTGCTGATAGGTCAGGCGATTGCCATAGCGATCCTGTAAGCGTTCCCGTAGGTGGGAAAGAGCTTCGTCTATTTCGGCGAGAGTGGCTTCGGCGGTTACCATATTCCTATCCTAGTTACACGCCTTGCCAATTATAGAACAAGATAAGCCGTTTGTTCTGATTTGTCAAATTAGTTTCATCCCTTTAGTTTGATTACAACCAGCATGAGATGGTCGTAAGTTATCAATAGTATCGTGACCGCCTTTTGCTACAGGAATTACATGATCTATTTGTAAGCCATTTTGCCATCCAAAAGCAGGTTTTCTTCGAGGTGCTTTAAGATCAATTTCTTTCTTGCAAAGATGGCAAAGAGTTCCAAACAAAGCAACAATCAATCCCGGTGTCCATTTATCTTTCGGTACATTGCGAAGCCTATCATTTCTCAACCTGTAAGGATTGGCTTCTCTTTTAGCGCGAACATTGGTCAAATATTCATTTTGATTATTTTCGTCAGATAACCATTCCCGTAATGCTTGCCTTGATTTTTCTAGATTTGCAGATTGAAAGTTGCGAACTTTGGCATAAGCCTTGTCTGGGTTTTCTTTGATCCACTTTTTATAGCTCTTTAAGGTTTTGCTGGTTTGCGGATGGCGTTTATCGTAAGCGGCTTGCAAATCGTCTAATTCATATTGTCCATCTGCATATTTTTGAATCGAGTCCGCTTTAATCCAAGAATAAACTGTTTTGTTTGTTACTTGATATAGCAAACTGGCTTGAACAACACTAATCCTAGGCATCAATCATCTTTCCAAGCAATCTCCAGCGAGTTGAATCCCATACGGTATTACATGCCCGGCAAGTAACCTCAAGTGTTTTCATTTGAGGATTAACTTTAAGTTTAGCGTTGCAGGGTTTGCCGCTCTCGTCAATCGTAGGGCAAGAGCCGATAACAATATCCTCAGACTTATGCCCAAGAGTAAAGTTGATCTGATTGCTGATACTGATTATCTCCGTTGCCAACTTAGCAATATCGCCGTACTCATCGTATGCCCAACTAGAGTGCTTGATGTGGTACTCGCAGGTTAGGGTAATGCGCTTATCCTCGCCGCCCCGGAAGGTAATACGGGTCTCTTGGCGAAGCGTTCTCATGGCAGATTCGTGTTTCATTAACGGCTGACTAATCCCTCCGGTACGCAAGTGCAATGTTTCCAACCTAACAGGGAGCGGTGGAGTCTTAGACCCCGATACTTTCTCTCCCCTTGCCCCGCTACTGGGCCATAGTTCATCTTCAAGTTCATGGTAGCGCGCAGGAAATTTTTTGAGTTGTTCAACTGCAAAATTCCAGCACGATTCGCAAATTGCGCGTTCGGCTTGTTTTCTGCAATTAAAACATTTCATTTAGGAGCGTTTAGCCTTCAATGCTTCTACTTCAGCAGGGTTGTAATAAACCTGTTTGCCTTTCTTCTCAACCCACACCAACTGCTTGCGGTGCTGAAGTTGATGGAGATTGTTCTTAGTAATGCCAAGAATCTCACATACGGTTTTAGAGTCAATTAGTTCCAAGGGTTGTATTCCTCTTCTACTGCCTTTGACTTCTTAGCGCCAACGAGTTCAAGCGTAACGCTATCGGCCTTAATCTCTAATCCTTGCTTTTGTGTTCCGTCTTTGGCGGTGTAGTTGGACTGCTTAAATGCGCCAGTAACCTGAACACGCTGACCTTTTGCGATTGAATCGGCAACGAGTTCTGCTTGCTTGCCAACAACCGATACAGAGAACCAAGTAGTGATTCCATCTGTCCAATTACCTGCCTTATCTTTCTCTCGCGGTGTATAGGCAAGAGAGAATCGGGCAACACCAAATGAGCCGTTCTTTCCGTCATAGAACTTGATCTCGGGATCAGTTCCTACATTTCCGCTAACTGTGATTGTTGCCATTTATGCCTCCAATTTGTTGTAATTGCCTTGCTGGTCTAACACTACTACCTCTACACCATGCAGGTGTAAGGGGTATTCGGCGGGATCGGCCCATGAGGGAACCATCCAGCCTTTCACCGTAGCCAATTCAGGATTTAGGTGAATAGAATCTGTGCCAAGATTGTGGCACTTGTGGTGAACCGCGATCAAGTTGGCAACTTCATCCTTGCCCCCACGCGATTTGAGTTTTCTGTGGTGCAGGGCAAAGTCATCCCCAGGCAAACCACACGCTTCACAGTAACCCTTGGCTCGAGCTAATACAGTTTCAGCAATTTTCTTATCCACGCTTCACCTGCTTGTAGAAGTAAAACGGCGCTGAAGTGTATGGGTCTTTTTTTGCGGCTATTTCAAGCGCCTCTTCAATAGTTGCGCCATGTGCCAACGCGCCAAGAGCGATGCTAGAACCCGATCCAATACTGTAATAACCGCTATCATCAAGGCTAACGGCAAAATCGTCAGCCAAATCAAACACTTCACCACCAATGGCGATGAGGAAGGCAAATCGTGTTTCTTCATCTTTGTCACCTTCTAATCTAAAATCATTATCTTTGAAACATTGCTTGAGAGATGGAACTACCTTGGCGATCATAAAGTGATAAAGGTCTTTTCGATCTTCAACAGTTGGCTTAGGCGGTATCCAAATATGTTGCGCGATATCGCAAGCCGAACTCAATCCAGCACCGGCAATTAGATATTGACCGCGCTCGCTGACTTTGACCATGCGAGGATGTGAAAATTTACGAGTTGCCGTAACTTGACTATCTGCACCTATAACCACCTGATCTTCGTATTGGATCGCAACTATCGTGGTCATGGGCATACCTTACACCATTGTAATTAAATAAGGGCGGGAGCTGAGAACTGGAGGGATCTCTGCTCAACCGCCCTTTGCCCTAGTGGAACGGCACTAGGAACATCAGTACCAGTAGTGGCTATGCCAAAACTGAAGAGCCTTGCAGGGTGAGCCGTAGCGATCTCTCACATAGTTCAACCCTACTAGGATTTGCTTTTCAACAGTTGCCTTTGGGTTAAGTCCTAGCCTCTGCGGAATACCGCCAGCATAGAACTTGATCCACTTGCCATTGATAAGCATTTTAACAGGTGTGTGGTTCTTGGCATCAGG